AAGCTCGCAGATTTATCAGATCGAGGCTCTCGACGTTGACCAAGACGGTATCGTCACAATTAAAGCAAGTAATTACCCGGTAGACTCAAGCGGACGAAGTTTGCTAGCCATCGATGCACTGGGTTTCAGCGGTAATGTGGAATTTATAGGAGGAGGTGACGAGTAATGGCGTTTCCGAGCCACGAGCCAACTGGCCGAACCTTTGACGCTGGCGACTATACATACAAAACCTTCACGTCACAGTCAGGTAAAGAGGTCCGTATTCTTTACGGGGATAAGCGCACTGGCATGACACTGCGGCTGGAGTATACAAATATTGCGGACACGGCAGCGGATGATTTTATCACTCATTACGACGAAGTAAAGGGAGGCTTTACCACGTTTACGTTGCCGTCTCAATTTAGAACTGGGTGGGGAGGTAGCGCAGCCGCTATTGATGTAACAGTAGGTAATAAGTGGCGGTACGCAGCCCCACCATCCGTTGCTTCAGTGCGTCCTGGCATCTCCAGCGTTACAGTTGAGTTGATCGGAGTGCTCTGATGTCAAAGGTCTATACAGGTAGAGACGGTAAGCTGCTGATCGACGGCACCGAGCAAATAAAAGTGACCAATTGGTCGCTCACTGGAGCGTTAGAGGTTTTGGAAACCACAACGCTTGGCGATGACCAGCGTTCTTACGCTCCGGGCGTGCAAGAATTTAGCGGCAGTGCCGCACTGTTGTATTACAACGACGATGGTCGTAATGATGCCGCAACTGCACTAAAGAAAGTTTTGAAGATTGCAGGTGTTAGCAGCACTGACACAGTGGATCTCCGTTTGCGCCTGGTCGAAGGTAACACCAACCATGATGTTCGCCTCACTGCATACGTCACGAGCGTGACTTTCGGAGCAAGTGTAGGTGAAGTTAGCTCTGCGCAGATTTCGTTCCAGGGCACTGGTGCGTTGACCGGAGTGACAATCTGATGGGCGTTTATCTAGGAAACATCGGAAGCATAGAGATCAAGCGAAAATCGCTTGAGGGCTCAAAAGATTCAATAGTAAACAGTTCTGATGTCAATGCAGACAGGAATCGATTTAGTTTTGACTTTGAAGATGGATATTTAATTACAGGCGATCTTGTCGAGATCGCTTCAACTGATGGCACTAATCTTGACTTTATCAATGCATCCGGCTGGGCGAATAACACGGTGCAAACTAGCGGCAATTGGTATGCGTTTATTGACGAGCTTGGGGGCGTAAAACTTTACGACAACTTCGACGACAGCCTAGAAGGAAGCGTTGACGGACTTGTGCCGCTAGCAACCATTTCGCGTGCAATACCAATCCGCGTAACGATTCGAGATAGAGATTACCGGCTGCTCGCCTGCATCAACGACTATGAATTAAATACTTCGCGTGAAACTGTTGATATAACTGTTTTGAGCGATGAGCACAGACAGCAATACAGTTCTCTCATCAGCGGCAGCGGTAGATTGGCTGCCGAATGGGATTACGTAAACAATGCCGGTCGAGAGCCGGCACATTATCTTTTACAGCTAATTTTACGCACTGAGATCGGTTCTTCATTTCATGCAAAATTTTACATAAAATCAGCAGATACCTCTGCTGTTGCTGGTGATTTTGATGCAACTCAGACAAATGATTCCCTGTGGTGGGAGTTTGATGCAATTATCACAAATTCTGCGACTGCGTTTAGGTCTGGTGAGATCATTGATACCAATATTGAGTTCGTGACGACAGGGCCGGTAAGGCTTAAAGCCAGAACTCAGCCATATAGACGCCTTCTTCAGGAAAGCGGTGACAAGATTGCCCTTGAGCAAGATGCCAGTTCCTTTATCCTGCTTGAAGAGCCCGATTAGGCTTAAACTAAGTCTATTGGTGTCCACGATTCGCGAGTCACGGCATGGCCGACCTTAAAATCACAGAATTGGCCTCGCTTGCGGGCGCTGATCTTGCTGCAGGAGATCAACTTGCAATTGCCGACTCTAGCGCCAGCGAAACCAAACGCATTACGGTTACTGACCTAGTTGGCAACGCCACCACACTGATTGCAGACGCCACCATCCCCGGCGCAAAGATTCTGTTTGGCAGCCAACAGGTCGCTGGATCTGCTCTAGTAAACGGCGCTGTTGATACTACGCAACTTGCAGATGATGCAGTCACTGCAGCCAAAATTGCTGATGAGGCAACGGTTGACCTTGTCACCACGCTTCCTGCATCTGGTGCTTTTACCGGCCAAATTGCACTGGACACTGACGACAACAAGATTTATATCTGGGACGGATCTGCGTGGCAATCTGTTAAGGCTGCAGGATCGATTAACACAGTTGTTGGCAGTTCTACAGGGTTAGTCAACATTTCTATTACCACCTCAGGTGATGAGGTGACGATTAGCACCACACTTGATGATACGACTGCTGCAAAGCACTTTCTTGCTGGTCCTGCAGGTTCTGCTGGTGCAGTAACTTACCGGGAGATTACGGGAACTGATCTCCCTACAGCGACTACTTCAACTAAAGGCGGTGTTGCGGTTAATGGCAATGGCTTGGTGATGAGCGGAAGTGAAATCCGCATTGACAACACCGTTACCGCTGAAACAGTTGAATATCACCTCACGCAATATGACGCAAAAGGCTTGGTAACAGGCGGGCGTGTAATTACTGCAACGGATTTACCTGAAGCGGGTGCATCAACAAAAGGCGCGGTGTTCCCTGGTTCCGGCTTGGAGGTCGCTGCCGGTGGCGAATTAAACCACACTAATAGTGCTACTCCGGGTGACTATGCAAAAGTCACCGTTGATGCTCAAGGGCACGTTACCGCTGGAACAACACTTGCGGAGTCTGACATCCCAAGTTTGGATGCAAGCAAGATCGCCTCTGGTGCATTACCGTCTGCGCGTATTGAAGACGACGCTGTTACGGGCGCCAAGGTTGGTGACTATGCCGTTTCCAAGTTCGGTGAAGTACAACCAACTGCTGACCATATCGGTCAGTTCTTCTTCAATCCACTAACCCGTGACCTGTTCCTCTGGGACGGTAACGTTTTCCAGCCGGTCGGTATTTCCGCTGGTGAGATCGTTCTTGCTGGTACGTATGACGCAAGTAGCAACTTGCTTGATTCAGTAACTGCTGAAGGTTCGGCTGCTGGCTTCACCAATGGCGCTTCGCTACCTGCGGCAGATACCGGCAACAACCGTTATTACGTCGTTGTTTCACAAACCGGCACTGGTACTGCACCCGCTCCAACGGTAACACTTGAGCCGCCTGATATTTTGCTGTCGAACGGTACAAGTTACGTACTGATCGAGACTTCGGAGACGATTACTGCACAGATCGCATCAAACGTCGGCTTCACGCCTTACGGCGACATTGCTAGTACCAACGTTCAGGGTGCAATTGCTGAACTTGACGATGAGAAAGTTTCGCTAGCTGGCGACACCATGACAGGTGATTTGACGCTAGGTGCTGGTGTCGATCTTGTCTATGAAGGCACAAGTGATAACGCTTTTGAGACAACACTAACTGTTGCTGATCCAACTGCAGATAACACCGTCACCATTCCGAATGAAACCGGAACTGTTGTAACGACTGGTTCTAGCGGTGTCGTGACTAGCACGATGATCACCGACGGCACGATTGTCAATGCCGATATTAGTTCTAGCGCTGAGATTGCAGTTAGCAAACTTGCTGATGGTGCAGCACGTCAACTTCTGCAAACCAATGCAGCGGGTACTGGTGTTGAATGGGCTAACGATATTGACATCCCTGGAACGTTAGATGTAACTGGGGCGGCGACATTTGATGGCACTGCTAGCCATCCACTGGGCAGTGCATCCGCACCAGCGATTGCTTTTACTGGTGACACTAACACGGGACTTTATTCACCCGGCGCAGATCAAGTAGCCATCTCGACTGCTGGAACTGGGCGGTTGTTTGTTGATAGTGATGGAAATGTTGGGATCGGCACTACGAGTCCTAGCGATACTCTGCATTTAAATGGTTCAACTGGCTATGGGCTAAAGATTACAGACGCCAGCTCGCATATTGCTGCTTATCGGACGCATAGTGATGGTGCAATACTAAAGACCGCAAGCAATCACGCTTTGCTGTTTGGAACAAACGATACCGAACGCCTCCGCATCACATCGGACGGGAAACTAGGTCTGGGGACTAGTACGCCTAGCAGTGCTTTAGATGTTGCAGGCGCTATTTCTCTAGGAGCGGTTGCACTTCCGTCTGCTGGAACAGCCAGAATCTTTTCCAGAAACACGGATAGCAATCTCTACATTCAAACGGGAAGTGGTAATACCTTAAATCTTTTAGATGGCTCTCAGAACACAATGGCGAGTTTTGGGGCATCAACTGTTACCCTGCAGACAGGCAATTTGCCTCGCTTAACTGTTGACTCCTCAGGCAACGTAGGGATTGGCACGGCGAGTCCTTTGGCTGCATTGCACATTGGCGGGGAGACCAATGGCATTCGTTTTGGCGTTTCTGGCAACACACCTAAAGCTGATGTTAAATATACCGCTTCAGGCTCTGAATTTTTAGACCTCAGTGTCCAAGGCACGACAACTGGATATGGGAACATACGCTTTTTTACTGGCCCAACACCCGACGAACGCGCCCGCCTCGACAGCTCGGGCAGGCTGTTAGTTGGCACGTCTAGTGCGCGTACAGCTTGGGATAACACAACCTTTGCCGGAAACCTGTTGCAGGTGGAGCGTTCTGGAGCCTTAAACAGTTGTGCCGTCTCGATTACTTCGAATCCAGGCACTTCCTCTCCAACGGAAAAAGGAGCTTTTCTGTATCTTGCAAGATCAAGAGGCACAACCAACGGCAGCAATTCTGTGGTTGCGTCCGGCGATTTGCTCGGCAAAGTCAGTTATCAAGGTGCAGATGGTAGCGAGCAAGTTGAAGCTGCAAAAATTGAAGCTTTTGTAGACGGCACCCCTGGCGCTGACGACATGCCTGGCAGGTTAGTGTTCTCCACTACTGCCGACGGAGCGAGCAGCCCGACGGAGCGGATGAGGATTCAAAATAATGGAGGAACATTCCTACTTCAAGCTGGCGATGGATTCCGCAGCCACACTTCAGCAGGTGCGGGTACAACATTCGTTCTTTTTGCCGGATTGCACTCTGCAACAAGTAACTTAAACGGTACGCAGTCATTTATTGTTTATTCAAACGGCAATGTTCTTAATACCAACAACTCCTACGGTGCGCTTTCTGACATCAAGCTGAAGGAGAACATTGTTGATGCCGGCTCCCAATGGGATGACTTAAAAGCCATTCAGGTTCGTAATTACAACTTTATCGAAGGGCAAACACATACTCAAATCGGTGTTGTCGCTCAAGAAATTGAAACCGTATCGCCTGGTCTCGTCACCGAATCTCCTGACCTCGACGAAGACGGTAATGACCTTGGCACCGTCACCAAGAGCGTCAACTATTCGGTGCTCTACATGAAGGCAGTCAAGGCGCTACAAGAAGCAATGGAGCGAATCGAAACCCTTGAGCAGCGTCTAAGTGATGCTGGTATTGCCTAGTAACCCTACTCACTAATCAAGCCGAGCAAACACACCATGAAGCCTGCGTGCAGCCTCGCAATAGGCAGCGTAGGCTTCTTCTTTTGTATTGAAACGACCCAAG